TCACACAGAGCAACACCGTCACCACCAGCATTTGCGCCAGCAGAGAATGCGTTGTTCAGAATGGCAGCAGCTTTAACCTGCTTGGTGTGAGCCATTGAACGAGCAAGGGCACGTGTATAACGCGCGCCAAGGCGGTCATACAGGTTATCTTCAATCGCTTCTTCTGTGATTGAAAACGCCATTGCAACTGTCTCATGGTTATACCTTGCAGTATAAGCCTCGTTTGCGTCATCGAAGCTGACACCAGAACCCTCTGCCTTAACAGGAGCGGCTCCAAAGCCAGATAACATGACCTCCTCCTCGAATGCCCGGTCAGATGACTCGGTATCGAAGATTTCAGCATGCTGACCTTCGTAACGGGTGTATTCCATACCAAAGAGAGCGTTGAGACCAGGCTCTAGTTCTTTGGCGAGTTGTCCGCGAGAAATAGCCATAATCTACCCTCCCTAGCTGATTGCCGCTTCAGAGTCAGCCTGAAGCAGTGCGTGGTTGTTAAGCATCACAATCATTGGGACACCAGCCGCAGCAAAATCAGCATTCTCTGGATCGTCCTGAATACCCACAATCTTCAAAGGAAGAGAGGTGTTCGATGAATCCAAAGTAGCAACATCTAGCTTTGCGCTGGAAATACCAGTAACTGTGCTACCGCTTGCGCCACTATCGAACCGCGAGTTCTCAAAGATGGCTGCGATTGCAGTCGCTCGGTTGGTAAATGTGGCATCCGTGCAAACAATGAAACGCTGAAGCGGGTTATCATGCACAAATCCGATGATATCGAAGTTTGTGTCTGCCCCTGATCCAGGCCAAGTATTCGAGAATACCTTTTTACCAGTTGTTGAAGATACATACTCACAGCCAGCAAAAACGCCTACGGGAGCTTCAGTGTCTCCGGTTGCAGAGCAGATTACGATTTCTCCACCGTTATCTGCTTTCACCATTGAACCCTGAAAGATCGCGCTTGCGCCGCTGTCGATAAAGTATGCATTAGTACCCTGGGTAGCTGGAGAGCCACCAGGCATATTAATCGGCTTGAGGCCGAAGGCAACATTAGTGTTTGCCATTGCTTACTCCTATCAAAATGCGGGGTAAGGCTATTCTTTGTCCTTACCACCAAATGACACACGACTTTTTCTATCCATGTGGATAGGCATTGAGGGATGTTGTTCCCTCATCAGGTTTTGGTCAACGGCGTCCATTTGATTGCGGGTCTGCTCCCGATAGTATTCAGTTCTCTCTTGGACCGTCTCCTCTGGGATCCGAGCAAGCATAAGACCGCCCACTCCGATTACACCTGCATGCTGACCCTCATCTATCGTTGGGTATTGATCTGCCAACTCAGGATACTCGTCAGCCCGTACAGGCTCCCATCCTTCTCGGAACTTAGCGTTCACATTCATCTTGTCATCTTCACCGCGTATTGCAGTGCGAATCCAACGATGCTTGTAACCCGCTGGAGCTTCCGGTGCCTCCAGTTTAGATGGAGGTGCCCAAGGCTTGCGCCTTTGGGTCTTTGCGCGAGATGTCGCTTCGCGTGGCGTTCTTGTAGATCCAGTCATGTCTTACTCCTTAACATATTTCGCATATTCTTCAAGCGGAACATTCAGACGTTTCGCAATAGCGATTTGCGAAGGTGTCAACTTGACCGTTCTGCGCCCCTTTGATGACGACTTTGAAGCCGTGGACTCAGCAGAAGCGACTCTGGGTCCAGAGTCCTTTTTTGCTCCCTTAAACTTCTGAGGGAACTCAGTGCGAACTCTTCTATCCAACTCACTATAGTACTCATCAGATGTTGGGTCAAACCCCTCATCTTCGATTAGTTGTTTGTGGATGCCAAAAGCAGCATAAGTCATGGTCTGATCCGTGCCAAACCACTCGTTTTTCTCTGCCCAAGCTTCAGCTTTAGGGTCTGGAGCCTGTTGTTGTGCAGGTGCTTGTTGCGCTGATGTCTGTTGAGGTTCAGCGGCAGATCGCTCTGCCTGCTCTGTCTGACGTTGTTTTGCCTGATTGTAATTGGCTTGTTCCAAAGCCAGACGGCTGATCTTCTGTTGAGCCTCAAACATGGCATCAGGATCTCCATCCTCGTATGCCTTGCGGTACTCTTCCTTTGCCGTGGATACTTCGGACTCGATGCGGCTTCCAAACTCACCAACATAGGACTGATCAAGCTTTTCTAGTCTGGCCTTTAGTTCATCATTCTGTTTCTTGATAGCCTCTGCATAGTCAACCGCTGATTTTCTAGCGGTTTCTTCTTCTCTATACTGCTTGGTTAATCTGTTGATGCGCTTCTGGACAGACTTAGAATAATCCTCTAACTCACCGTCATCACTTGCGGAAGCCTCTTCTTTTTGTTCTTCATCTTCCGCAGATGTTTCACGTGAAACATTTTCTTCCTGCTTCTCTTCCTCAGTGACAACCTCTACTTCTTGCCCCTGATCTTCTTCTTTTTCTGCAAGCTCGTTCTGCATGTTAGGCTCCATAGGTCTTTATATCGTCAGGATCAACGATGGTGGCAATCACCTCATCGTCATTGATTATACGAACTTCGCCGCCTTCGATCTGGAATCGAGAGCCGGCATATCTTCCGATGCAAACCCAATCGCCTTCCTTGCACCAAGGCCCGTGCTCACCAAACTTATCCAAGTCTTTGTAAGCAAGTGGCCCAAGCTTTAAGACATAGGCAACAACTGTCGCCTTGCTCTCACGATCTCTAGCTTTATCTGGGACATAGACGCCGCCTTCCGTTTTGTCCCGCCCCATGTAGGGCATGACAAGGACTCTCCATCCTGTGGGCTGCGGCACTCTTTCTTTTAAGGTTTTTTGTTTAGCCTCTTTTTCGGCTTTTTCTTTCGCTTGGCGTTGCGCCAGAACGTAGTCAGGTACTATCAGTGTCTTCGACATAGTTTGCCTTTTTAAGCAGGGCCTTTAGTTCATCAAGAGCATAGGTGACACCCTGTATTTCACCGACTCTTGCTTTGTAGTCCTCCCAATCAGAAGCACTACCACTTGATAGAGCGACACTAATGTCCTCTATTCTTCTTTGCAAGTTCTTTTGGTATTGCGTTATAAAGTTGTAAACGTCCACTACCTATTGCCCTACCATCACAGAGACCTAACTGGGGCATTAAAAGTGTTATAGTTAGAAAAAATTCGATCTAGTTCTTCTTGTCGAAGCTGTTCTACTGTCTTGGGTTCTTGTCCTAACACTGCCTCAGACCTTTGTGCTCTTACGTCATCCCTTGTTCCAGGGAAATCAAGTTCTGTACTAATATTAGTTTGATTAAAACCTTGAGTCGCAGTTTGATCGACAAGTCTCGGTGGCCCTTGAGGACGTAAAATAGTCTCAGCCATTGTAGGAACAACAGGCTCTACATTTTGTATTGGAGATACTTCTTGTGTCTGTTGTGAAGACACTTGCTGATCTGTCTGTGTCCCCTGTGGGAAAAGTGAAATCTTAAACAAATCAATCATGTCATTCAACATACCTTGTTTGTCCTCACCAAGATTCGCTCCGGTATCCATCGGATTGTCTGCCTCAAAGCCTGGGATCTCTGCTTGTTTGGGGGCCAAAAAATTAATGATACCACCAAGATATGGAACAGCAGTGGCAGCGGCAGTTATGCCAGACAAAGGTTTTGCTTGAGCGGTGACCACTCGGCCATCTGGAGTTTGAACCCGATCCCCAGGTTGCACACCCATGCGAGGTATGCCGGCTCCCATGTCAGCACCCGTTTCCTGTCCCAATATGTTTCTTTCAGCGAAAGGATTTTTGTATCTGTCAAAGGCTAGTCTGTTTTTGATAGCAATCTGTCTTGGATCTTCATCATAAGTTACAAGTCCAGGGAATCTCCTAGCAAGCGCGCCAAATATGCCCTTGGCTTCGATTCCGTAAGGATTGCGCTCGTTTCTGCCTGTGTCCTTTAGAAAGTTTCTGTACTCTTGGGTCTGAGTAATAGATCCGGTGCCCATGATACTGGATGGTGATGGTCTAAAGCCAAATGCAGCATTATCAGACGGTCTGTCGTTATTAGAACCACCAGGAACTCTGGTAGTTGTATCTGATATTCCAAAGTCTTTGCCACCAGTATTAGCAACAGAACCTGAACCACCAGTAGGCCCAGACACCACTTCTCGTCGGCGTTCTTCTTTCATCTCAGCTATTGAGCTTTTACCTGTCTTTTTACCTGGTGGTGGCATTAGTAAACTCCTGAAAATTTAGTTCCACGCATAGCTGCGCCGGTGCCTCTAACTGCTTCGGTAGGTCTCATGGTCTTATCTTCATCAGGCTTCATCTTGTTTAGAGTTTCAGCTATGACCTGAGATCCGCCGTCCATTCTGCGCCGGCCCTCTTCAATCAGTCCTTTTGCTTGGTTGTACTCAACACCGATGTCTTTGGCAAACTGTCCAATACGAGGCTTAACTGCCTTGCCCATAGCCGCTTTCTCCACGCCTTTGATTTTGCCTTTATTCATTGTGGCGTAGAATACTTCTTCGCCCCGATCCTTGCCATACTGGTCTTTCATGGCACCCATGATCTTCTTGCCTTTTTTATTTAATGGCATCTACTTTTCCTTCTCATGACCTAGCCATACCGCAAATGCACCTGTCATAGCGCCTGTCACAACGCTTACAAGTCCAGCCTGCGCTGGTGTAGGGTCGGGCAATGTCATAAACCACTCCACTACCCGCCAAGCCGATATTGACATCATAATCATCATGAAGCGGGGAAGTATCTTCCATCTCAGGAATCTTTCCATTGTCACGTCGGCCATGCATACCTCTACTTCTTACCAAAAAATTTAGTCGCTGATCTGACAGCAAAGCTGGCACTCACAATTACTCCCAATGTGTATTGGTAGTAGTCAGGCATAGCTTCCAAAGCAGCAAAACCTTCTGAAACAATAGTCCTGCCCCAGTCACCACAGAAGGCTAAAATTAATGGGATTGAAAACAAAATTGTAAGCCACTCGTCTTTCCACGAGTTCTTGCTACCCTCCGCCATCAAGCGTTCCCAGTCAGCAGTTGACGTTGCCGCAGACACCATCACTTGCGCCTCGGCCTCCGCCTTGGCTTTAGCAACAGCAGACTTGCCGCGTTGCTCTTCTGTCTTCTTGTCCATCCATGAACCAACAAGTCCACTGATGGGTCCAATCAAAGCCTGTATCATTTATTCCTCGACAACGCTGCTTGTGTGTTAATGCGGTAGATATTCACATCCGCTCTGTCTTCAGCAATCTGCTGCTGTGCCTGCATACGCTGTTGTGCAAGCTGGAATGCCTGTTGCATCTTGGCCTGATCAATCTGGAAGTCCATCTGATCGTTTTGAATCTTGCGTTGAATTTCAGCCGTATCGTTCTGAAGCTCCTGCTGGCGTATCGCAACAAGTGGGTCAGGTTGTTGTGGCG